GGGGCGGGTAAGGTTGGCGTAGACCGCGCCCTTCGCCACCTCGCCCGCCTTGCCCATCGCCCGGCCAGCGGCATCGCGCAGCACCCGGTCGGACAGCTGGCGCAGGTTGATCACCGTCGCCTCAATGCCGACCACCCGTGTGCGGTTCGCTGCCATCAGCCCACCTCGCAGCCACTATCCGCCAGCGGGGCCGCAGGGTCAAGCGCATCCAGCTGCAGCTCCAGCAGCGCGTCCAGGTCAACCTCTGCGGGTACCGCAGAACGCCCCGCGCCCAGCTTCGGCTGGTCAGGTGCGTGCTCGGCCAGCCACTGGTGCATCTGCTGCACCTGCCCGTGCAGCGTGTGGCTGGGTGCCAGCCGCCGCTGCGCTTCACCCAGCAGCAGCCGCCCGATGCGCAGGTGGTACAGCGCGGCCTCGCGGAATGGCAGGTACCCGTTCCCCGCGCAGCGCATCGCTGCCTCATAGCACGCCCACTGTTCCTCGCGGCGGTTATCGTTGCCGTATTGCAGGCCCAGGCTCACCCATGCGCCTGGGCTGGTGGGGTCGTCCTGCAGCTGCTTCACGAGCAGGCGCGTGTACCGTGCCAGCTTGGCCTGCATGGCCTCGGGGCCGCCGCTCAGGCCACGGTGGTCCACGGTGAACGGGGCATAGCGCACCTGCGGGTGGATGCCGCGCTCACCCAGGGCGGCCATTCCCTTTTCCAGTGTCTCGTGCACCCTGTAGCTGAACCGCAGGATGCCACCTGCCAGCCGGAACAGCCGGGTGTTTTCGGACCAGTTCCAGGCGCCGTCTGCCCGCCAGTTACGGAACCGGAACAGCCACGCCCAGCTGTCGGTGACCTCGACCATGCGGCGCAGCGCAATCGTGGCCAGGAACGTGCTCTCATACTGCTCGTCGGGGTCCATCACAAGGCACCACGCGCAGCCCAGCTCGCGCAGCCGGTCCACGCCCGCGTTCCGCGCTGTGCCCAGGTCGTCATTCAGCGGGTGGTACACCCACTCCGCACCGTACCGGGCGGCCACGTACTGCACGTCGGCGCTGGGCGCGGTGCCCTCGGGGCCGGTCCACACCAGCACCACGTGGTCAGCCAGCGCATACAGGCTGTCAAGGTGGCGGTGCAGGTCGTACAGCTGCTCGCCATCGTGCCACAGCATGGTGAACCCCAGCCCGTTGTCAGGCTGCCAGGGTGCCAGCTGCATCCCCTCCTCGCGCACGATGTGGTCGTACCCGCCCGCGCCACTGGTGCGTCCCTGGGTGAGCACACTATCGGGGTTCTTGTCTTTGCCACGGTAGAACGCCACTTTCCGCAGCCGGTCAGCGTGGCGCAGGTATCCATAGTGACGGAACCGCAGAGCGGCCACGCGCTTGGCGTTCTCCCCCGCATCGGGCACGTTCCCGCAGTGCAGCCCGATGTCGTTGCCCGCCAGCACGTTCTGCACGCTGGGGTGGGTCACACGCCACAGGCGGAACCCGCGCATCGAGCTGCGATAGTCGGGGCCGCACCACGGCACGTCCACGCGGCACAGGCGCGGGCTGTCCCAGTGGTTCGCCCAGCCCACGTCATAGTGGGTCACCAGCGGGTCGGGGTTGCGCATCCACTTCTGCAGCAGGGCGCGGTCCACCCGTTCCTCCACCACCTCGTCGTGGTCAACGCTCAGCAGCCAGTCGGGCGCAAGCTGCAGCGCCAGCCGGATGGCGGCGTTGCGCTCGTCGCGCTCGTTCCACTCGCCCACCCAGCTGCGCACCAGCACAGGCACGTCACGCTGGCTGCAGGCACTGGCCAGCCGCTCGGCCCACACCTGCAGCACGGCGGCCTGCTCGTCTGGCGTGGCGTCACGGCAGGCCTCCAGCAGCGCCTGCTCTGCAGGCTCGAACAAGCCAGCACGCCACTCGGGTGTGGTGGTAACCTCCGCAGGGTTGCCGGTGAGCAGGATAGCGATGCCGTCCACCAGCTGGCTGGTGCGCCCGATGCTGGCGCGCAGCATCGCAAGGTCGTTCGGCACGTGCAGCTTCACGCGCCACAGCGCCACCAGCCGCTGCTCGCGGTCGGTGTAGCCCTCCCAGGTGCGCAGGTACGTCGGCAGGTTCGCCAGCCCGCGCTGCGCATCGGGGAACACAGCGTCCAGCGTCTGGTGGCCCAGGTGGTGAACGTAGCAGTTAGTCGCGATGGCCATACGCCAGCCCAGCAGCTGCACACGCGCGGCGATGTCGTTGTCATCGTACCCGCCGATACCGTACTGCGGGCGGATCAGACACGGCTGGCCCTCGTGCTGCTCCAGCAGCTGCAGCAGGCACTCGCGGCCATACAGCACGCACAGCCCTGACAGGAAGCTGGCGGCCATCGGTGTCCACCCGTTCTGCTCGGCGTAGTCAGCAGCGAAACGGTCCAGCATGGCGTCTGCATCTGCCGTGAAGGCGCTGCCTGTCGCCATCTTTACGTCGGGCGCACGCACCTGCTGCATACCCGCCACCACGTTTGACACGGGGCCGACCATGCCGATGCGCCCGTAGCCACCCACAGGGTGCGCGGGCGCCTGCTGACCGTAGCCCGCCACCTCACCCTGCAGCCGAACGTCGGGCGTGTGCAGCGCACCGTGCATCCGGTGCAGCCAGCCGGGCGTCACGCGCACGTCGTCGTTCATGATCACCACAGCGGGCGGCAGCCCACCGTGCTCCAGCGCCACCTGCACCCCTGCGTTCACAGCGCCAGCCCAGCCCGCAGGCCCAGGCATCTGCACCCACTGCAGCAGCACCTGCTGGCGCTCGCCGCTCGCCGCCTGGACCATCGCCGCCACCTGCTGCTGCAGCTGGTCGATACTGCCGTCTGCCAGCCCCTGCGGCAGCGGGTTCACGACCAGCATCAGCCGCCAGCGGTCCACCTGTGTGCAGGTGAGCAGGCGCTGCACGCACGGCAGCACCAGATCGGCGCGCCCCATCGTGGGCACAATGACGAGGCAGTGGTGTTCGTTGTCGTGGTGCATCTTCTGCGCTCCCCGCCTCTCGGGCGTGTGTGTGGGGTGCGCAGTGTATCGCGGGCGGGCTACCTTGGGGAGCCAGCGTCAGGGCGCGTACCTGTCAGCCCGCAGCTGCCAGTGGTGTGGGCGCACGCCGAAGCCCACACGCACCTCACGCACGCCACCCACCAGCCACTGGTCGCCAGTGGCCTGCTCCACGATGTAGTCCTGCGGGCTGGGCGCCCAGGTTTCCTCATAGTCCAGCAGGAACGTGGCGGCGTCCATCGCCTGCACGCCCTGGTTCTGCGCTGGTGCGCGCATGAACCCAGACCACCCCAGCACGGCGAGCTTCGCCTCGGCCACTGTCACCAGCATGAACTGCGGCGTGCCGTCCGCACTCACCGCCTGCACCGCCACTGTCGGCACGGTGGCCTCGTTCGCCAGCCCGGTGGTGGCCACGCTGGTCAGTGTGGCGAAACGCTTGGTCGTCACCTGGGTTCCGTTTGCCGCGAAGGTTAGCGTTTCGCTCTGTGCCGCACCACCGGGTGCCGTGCCCACCAGCTCCACGGTGCCGCTGCCTGTGGTGCCGCCAGCCACAGTCACCTGCAGGAACGCCTGCCCCAGCAGGGCGCGGGTCGGCGTCAGCGTAGCTGCTGCGGTGGTGGCCACCAGCGCGAACGCCGTCTTTCGGCGCACGTCCACCACCGTGTTCGCGCTGCTGGTGACCGTGCTCATGCCTTGGTGCCCCACACGAACGTGTCCAGCCCATTCCGCTCCAGCCGCCCCTGCAGGCTGGCCCACCCACAGGCGGCGCGCAGCACCTGCAGCATTTCGTCGGGGTCGCGCCCCCCGTAGTAGCCGGGCGTCGGGCTGTCCTCCAGGTGGTGCTCGGGCCGCAGCCTGCTGGCACAGCTGAACGCCAGCAGGCCACCGGGCCGCAGGTGCTGCGCCGCTGCCTGCAGTGTCTGCTGCCAGAACGGGTCATGCTCCAGCATCTCGGTGCTCACCACCACGTCCACCGGGCCACCCACAGGTGGGTGCTCGTGGGCGATGCCCACCACGTCCACGCCAGCGCCAGCGTATGCGTCGATACCCAGGTAGTACGACGGCGCCGGGAACAGGCGGCGCGGGCTGCCGTTGATGTCGCGGCTGCCATACTCCAGCACTCGCGCACCAGCGGCGAACAGGTGGGGATGGTTCAGGCGCAGCCCGCTCAGCCAGTCCATGACGGTGGCGTGCATCAGCTCTCCAGGCTGGGCGGCGCCAGCGTTTCCGTGGTGGGGTCTGCCGCTGGCGCGTCGGCCTGCGCCTGCGTGTCGTGCGCTGTGGGCGCCTGTGCGGCCTGTGGGGGCGCCTCGGGCTGCGGGGCGGCGTCGGTGCGGACGGTGCGCTTGCGGGCCGCCTGCGGGGCGCTGGCGGGCGCCTGCAGCGTGTGCTGCGGCTCCCACGCACCGGCTGCCAGTGCCTGCACCTGCACCTGCGCTGCATCAGTCACCACCACCCGCAGCGCCGCATCGGCCACTGTCAGCGCGTGCACCTCGTGGTGCGTGGCCAGTACCTGCAGGGTGGCGGCCAGCTCGTCCACGGGGCCAGCCACCAGCACCACCACGGCAGCGCGCAGGTCCGCGCTGCCCAGCTGCGCGCCCAGGTAGGCAGGGTCACCCGCCAGCAGGGTGGCACGCCCCACGTGCGCGCGCCAGCCGCCCGCTGCAGCCACCGCACGGCCACGCCCCACAGGCGGCAGGGTTGCGCCCGGTGGCTGGTCCAGCAGCAGCACGTGGCGCGCATAGTGCAGCCCAGGCTGGGCGCTGGGCAGCAGGTCCATCGTCGGCAGCACGCCCACCACGTCGTTCTGGCTCACGATGCCTCCATTTCAGTGAACGGCGCCAGCTCAACGCTGGAGCCATGGTATTCGCTCAGCAGGGCGCGCAGGTTTTCGGGCGCCAGCAGGTCGGCGGTGGCTTCCCAGCCCAGGGCGCGCAGGCGGCTGCCGTCCACGCGGTAGGCTGCATCCTGCCCAGGCCGGTCAGGGCTGGTGACCACAGCCTCGTCCTCGTGCACGCCCAGCTGGGAGGCCAGCGCCAGCACCACCTCGCGCACGCTTGCCACACGTGGTCCGGCGATATTGAAGGTGGCACCAGTGTTCACCGCGCCCGCAGCCAGCCACGCGGCCACGTTGCACAGCGCGTCCGCGAACTCGTGCACCGCCACCCACTGTCGCAGCTGGGTGCCGCCACCGTGCAGTGGCACAGGGCGGCCCGCCTGCAGCAGCGCGCAGGCAATCGGCAGCAGCTTCTCGCCCAGCTGTCCCGCCCCCCATGCGTTGCACCCGCGCGTGATGGCGTACTGCAGCCCGGCGCTGGTGCCCATCGCGCGCACCGCCAGCTCCCCGGCTGCCTTGCCTGCGCTGTAGGGGCTGCTCGGGCGCAGCACGCTCCACTCTGGATAGGGGCCACTCAACGCAGGGCCATACACCTCGTCGGTGCTGCAGTAGACCAGCGGCACACCAGCCGACGCGCACGCAGCGGCCACCACCTGGGTGCCGTAGCCGTTGACCAGCATAGCCTCGCCCGGCTGCTGCAGGCTGCGGTCCACGTGCGACTGCGCCGCAAGGTGCAGCACTACGTCGGGGCGCGCGCCTGCCAGTGCCACCCGCACGTCGTCGGGCGAGCACACGTCACCCAGCCACAGCTGGTCGCCCAGCGCGCTCTCCACAGCGCCCCACCCGGTGGCGGCACGGGTGCGCGCGTCCAGCACGGTGACACTGCGCGCGCCGTGCGCCTGCGCCAGCTGGCGCACCACGTGCTGCCCGATGAACCCTGCACCACCTGTGACCAGCGTGCGCATCACCGCCCCCTCGTGCGCCGTGTGCGGCGCGGCTCCGCTGCTGGCAGTTCCACCTGCTGCCAGCGTTTGCGCTGCAGCACCACCGCAGCCGTGGCGGTGTGTGCCTGGGCCAGCCACCCGCCTGCGGTGCGCTGGCAGGTCACCGCCTCTTCTGGCGTGTGTACCACCAGCCCCTCGTCAGGGTCGCCGTCAACGTGTGGGCGTGTCCAGTGCGTGGTGGTCATGCGGTGGCGTCCGCAGGGAACGCCCGCACGTACCGAGCCAGGATTGCAAGCGCGGCGGCTGGCAGCGCGCTCTCGTCCAGCGTGTACCTGTAGCCGGAAGCGCCCTCACTGCTCATTCCAGCGTGCCGCGCCCGATTGAACTCTGCCACAGCGCACAGCGTGGCGGCGTGCTGCAGGTCCGCAGGCGGCTGCGCGTACCCGAACGTGTACGTGACCGCCACCTGCTGGCGCCCCTCGGGGAAGTAATACCCCAGCGGGGCCAGCCGCACGATGCCGGGTCGGTTGTCCACGTACCACTGCGTGGCCTGCAGTGTGCTGCCCGTACACACCACTGCCGCCACACTCTCCACAGGGAAGCCACGCAGGCGCAGCTCGCTGGTTCCTGCGTTTTCGATGTCGTACAGCTCAGTCACGGTGGTAGCGGTCAGCGCGGCCATGCCGCAGTAAGCCAGCACCTGCTGCTCGCCCACGTCCACGAGATCGTCCAGCAGGGCGTCGTGCATGGTGACGCCCGCCGGGATGCCGAGAACCCGCTTGCAGCGGGCGGTGCTGGTCAGTGTCGCCATCTCACACCTCGGCAGCGCGGGGTCCGCGCCGGTAGCGATAACCGACATTCCCATGCGCTGCTGCGTGGCGCCGCTGGCGCGGGGTCAGGTTGCACTCGGCCAGCCCCCGTTCCTCCAGCAGCCGGATGGTGGTGCGCCACTCGCCGTCCGTGATGCCGCTGGCCTGGACGAGCGCCCGCTTGTCCTGCCACTGGTCGGTGAGCGCCGCGAAGATAGCGCGCTGGCTGGGTGTGCTGATGCGTGGTTTCGCGTCCTCAAGCGCCTGCAGCCACTCGGCGGTGCAGTCCTGCCAGCCCAGGCACAGCGCCCGCGCGTGTGCAGCCTCACCCTGCAGGAACAGGGTATGTGCCACCTCACCACCCAGCTCAATGGCGCGGCTGTCGGTGGCCTCGTCATACGTGGCGAAGGCGATAGGCTGCGCGTCGTGGTGCGCTGCATCCCGGTCGTAACGCCGCAGGACGAACCGATAGGTGCCTGCAGCTGGCGGGGTGTCGTCGATTGCACTCATGGGGTGCGCCCTCCTGCGCGGACTGTATCACGCGCGCAGTGTGGGTGCGCAGCACAGCCCTGCAGGGTGCGCAGCTGCACCTGCGCTGCGCACCACCCGCGCAGCAGAACGCCCGCCCAGCCGGGCGGCTGGTGCGGGCGCTGTGTGCCGCCGGGTGGCGGCGCGGTGCCGTCGCTTAGGTGGCGGCGATACCGGCCAGCACGCTGGCGCCCTTGGTGTTCGCGAGCACCACAGCGCCGTCCCAGTAGATGTCGAACTGGTCGAACTGGCTGTCGGTGGTGGCCAGCGGCATCATGGTCATCGGGGTCAGCTCTTCCAGGTAGGCGAAACGCTTGTTCACCACCACCAGCGCGGTGGTGGGGTTGGTGGCTTCGCCCGCGAACGCCGTGATGCTGGTGCCGCTCCAGCTCATGGCGTCAGACATGCCGGTGGACACCACCAGGGGGATGCCGTCGTAGGTCCGCACGCGGAACCCAGCGGCGATCTCCACCTCATTGATGAACTGCTGCTGCGCCTGCAGGGCGGCGTTCAGCTTGCGGATACCCTTGAACGAACCGTAGATAACGAGATCGCTGCGGTTACCGCTGCCGCGCACGCTGTCGATGGTTTCGTCCAGCTTCGCCAGGGTGAGACTGCCGCCTGCGCTGGCGCTGGTCTGCGCCACCACCTGCCCGCCGACCGCGTTGATGAGGGTCAGCAGACCGTTCATCATATTCGCGTCGCCGCCCGCGCCGTTGTTCCCGACGAAGATGCACGCCTCCAGCGCCTCGTTGAAGTCGTCAGCCTTCTGCATCATTTCTTCGGCGAGGATGTCGATGTAGCTGCGGCCACGTGCCCGCATCTTGCGGGTGACGCGCCCACGGGTGGCGAGCGTGGCGTAGGTGAACGTCGCCTGCGCGTAGCTGCCAGTGCTCTCCACCACGCTGTCGGTGTCAGCCACCCACACGTCGCCCACGCTCATGGAGCTGGCGGTGCGGCGGTTGATGATGGCTGCCGAACCGCTGCCCGGCTTGCGGTCCATCGTCCCCAGGGCGCCGAACTCGCGGATCGACAGCTGCTGGATGATGCGGTTGGTGAAGTTCTGGACCAGCGTGCTGCCAGCGCCAGCGACGTTGATGGCGCGGGCGAACGCCTCGCGCTTCGACGGGTCGAGGCCCGCCCACACGGGAGGGGTGGTGCTCATGGCTCAGGCCTCCATGCTGTCAGTGATGACGCCGTCCGCGAAGGCAGCGGCGAGGATGCTGCGCAGGTCAGCCTCCAGCTGGGCGCGGGTCTGCACCACGGTGCTGTCCCGCCGGTCAGCCTGCGCGCGCGCCACCTGCACCAGCGCAGAGCCAGCACCCAGGGTGCGCTCCACGGTGCGGATCAGCGTGCCGTGGCCACCGACATCGGTGTGGCGGTGCGCGTGCGGGCTGTGGGCCACACCCTGGCGGCTCGCAGCGGCCAGGGCGCGGTTCAGCTGGGCTTCCTTGGCGTCCAGCTGGGCACGCAGCTGGGCGGCCTCGTCGGCAGCCGGGGCGGTGGTGGTGGTCGGTGCGACGCGCTCCACCAGCTTGGCGAGAACACCGTTCAGCTCGCCGATGGCGCGCTCCAGAGTGTCCAGCCGCTGGGTGTCGGTCGCCGTGCGGTTGTCGGGCATGGCGTTGTCCTCGCTGTGGGTTGATTGCAGTGCTGCGCTCTGCACGGCGTCCGACTGGCTGTTCGCAGTAGAACCCTGCGCGCCTGCCGTGTCAATAGCCGTATCACCCGCGCGCAGCTCGGGCGGTTCCTTGTCGAAGCGCGTGTATAGCGCCACGATGCGCTCGTACACTTCGGGGCGGTCGCTGTCGGGAATGTCCACACCACCGCGCGCGCCGTTCAGTGCACCCATAGCTGCGGCCACACCACGGAACACGATGTGCAGCTCGCCATTCACCATCTTGGCGAATGGCAGCTTGTAGCTGGCGCGGCGCTCGGGGTTCGCAGTGTCCACCCACAGGTGGGCCATCGCGTAGCGTTCCCAGTCGGGCGGGTCGCCCAGCACCTCGTTCGCGGCGTCGGTGTCCCAGCCCCAGGCGGTGTCCTCGGGCGCCAGCGGCAGGTCCATATTCCCACCAGCCACCCGCTGCTCGTCGGGCTGGGTGGGCGCGCTGCCTGCACTGCCGCCATCCACCAGCTCGTCCACGGTGGCGCGCTGCCAGCTATCGCACACCCACTCGCTGGCGCAGGCGAACGCAAATGCCTTGCACCACCCGTCGCGGGTGCGGTGCGTGCAGGTGCCGCACCGCTGGGTGGTGCTGTCAGACAGCCGGTAGGCTGGCGCGTCACCAGTGGCACGATCACCAGCCATCACCTGGGCGTAGGGCATGGCGGCGCCCGCTTCGCCACCTTCGCCCTCCGTTTCGGCCTCGGCTTCAGCATCGCTCCCTTCAGCGCCCTCGTATTCGGTTTCGTTCTGGTGCTGGAACACGCCCACGTTCACGTGCACGTTCATGCCGCGCGTGTCCATCCCCTGGGCTGCACCGCCCAGGTACGCAGGCGCGCCTGCGGCACGTGCAGCCGCCAGTGCCTGCCCGGTGCTGCGGGCCAGACCAGAGATCCAGCTGTCGGGGTTGCTCGGGCGGCGCGTGACCGCAAGGTGGTCAAGCTCGACCGCCTTGATGTAGATGCGCTCCACCTCGTCGTTTTCGTTGGTGACCACCTCGGCATCGGTGAACCACCCGCCGATGGACATACCCACCACCTGCCCGCGCTTCATCGCACCCATCAGCAGCTGCGCACGCGGGTGGTCGGGGTACACCTCCACACGCACTGCCAGCCGGTAGCCTTCCGCCTGCTGCATGGTGCCGCCATCGCGCACCACTGTGCCGTGCTCCACGCGGGCCTCAACGGTGCGCCCCATCACCTGCTCCCACTCGTCCTCGTGGTGGCCAGGGACGTATGGCACACCACCCGCCATCTGGCGGGCCATGCTGTCCAGCGCCTCGCGGGTCATCTCGGTGCCGTGCCAGTCCACGCTGGTGCTGCTGGCGTAGCCCTCCAGCAGCACCGGGCCGCTGACCGGGCTGGCGCTGTCGCTGACAGCATCCCGCACCTGCGCAGCGCCAGCGGCTGGCGCACCCGCCACCCGCAGGCCGCCACCCAGCAGCCCCTGCATCGGCAGGCGGCACCGGGCCGTCCACACACGTTTCCCGTCGCGGGTGCCTGCGGCCTGCAGGTCAATCTGGTGCTGTTCGGTTCCCACAGGCACAGTCACGCGCATGGCGTCCTCCATCCACAGGTGCGGCGCCTCGCAGCGTCTGCTGGCGTCTGTACCACTCTGCTGGCGTTGCATCAACCATCACCACCCGACGCCAGCGCGGACAGCGCCACCGCTGTGCCGCCCTCCACCTCCGCGCGCGTCCAAAACACCAGCACGCATCGGCAGTGTCCGAGGCACAGCGTACCCTGACCGGGCCTGCGCGACAGGTCACCCAGCCGCACGAAGCCCTGCGCCCCCTCGGCCTCACAGGTGGGGCAGCTGTTCCCGCCAGCGTTCACCCACTCCACCATCCATTCCACAGGTGCACCGTTCACAGTGGTCACGGTGCGGTCCAGCGCATCGGTCAGCTCGCGGTTCGCCAGCCCCACCAGCAGCCCGCTCCAGTTATCGATGCGGGCTGCCTGGGCCGCGAACGTGGCGCGCACCACTTCTGCCACGTCCCCGGCTGTGTCTGTGGGTTCCACGTCTGTGATGCGGCTGCGTTGCACCGTGCTGGCGCGGCTCAGCACCTCGCGCACCCGCGCCTGCAGGCCGCCCACCAGCCCGCTGGGCAGCGACAGCCAGCCCATCGCGTCCTGCCAGTAAGCGCGCCCGCTGGTGCGCCACTGCGCCTCTACAGGCCCCAGACTGATGCGCTCGGCAGCCTCGTGGCCCAGCTGGGCGGCGCGCAGATAGAACGGCTCGGTGCGTACTGCCCAGCTGCTGGCCAGCTTGTCCAGCTCGGCCTCCACGACGCGCTGCGCACGCCCGGCCTCGGCCACGTCCAGCACGCCGTCGCGGCCATAGGCTGCGCCCACAGCTGCCTGCACCGCCACGCTGGCGCGGTCGTACAGCTCAGTCACCGCCAGCTGGTATTCAGCCACCACCTCGGCCAGCTTGCGCAGGTTCAGCGTGCGCATCCCAGCGAACCGCCCAGCGGGCTGCCACTGGCTCGGCAGCCACTCACCCGTGGTGGCCATGCTGGGCACGTCCCGCCCCTGCAGGTGGTGCTGGTGGTGCTGGTGGTGCTGGTGGTGCTGGTGGTGCTGGTGCCCGCACTGGCCAGTGCCGCACAGCGCACGCGCCACCAGTGCGCTGCGCTCGTCGTCGCCTGCGGTGCTGTACGGGTGCCCCTCGGGCAGCAGGTCGGTGTCGTGCGCCGCCTTGCCTCGCGGCTCGCCGGTGCGCAGTAGGAACAGGAAGCTCTCCACCCGCGCGAATGCCCACTGCTCGGGGCTGGCCACAGTGGGGCGCACGCTTTCGGGGTTTGTGTGGTAAGCGCCGACGCCCCGCTTGAACACCTCTGCCAGCACCTCGGCGGTGGTGCTGCGGTCGGCATCGTTATCGACCTCTGCGTTGTGCTCGCGGGCCTTTTCGCGCAGGGTGTCCTGCACACTCTCGGACAGGTCGGCCAGCGCCGCACGCAGCTGGGCACGCTTGGCGTCTACCTTGGCCTTTTCGGCATCCACCAGCTCTTTCATGTAGGCTTCGCCACGGTCACCCACTGCAACCCACTTGATCTGCGCGATGACCCCAGGCAGTCGGAAGTCTGCCCGGTGGCGCGCCACCCAGGCCTCACGCAGCCGGATGGCACCTTCCTCGGTGTCGTTACGCGGGCGCATCTTGCCACCACGACGCACGATGGGAGCCAGCTTGTCATACTGGCTATTGCCACGTATATTCCCACCCTTTCGCCAGATGGACGGGTATTCGGTGCGCAGGTTTTCCGCGTACCGCAGGTCGAACAGCTCCCACTGGCTACCGCCCAGGCTGACCGGCTCGTTATCGCCTGCCGCCGGGAAGTTAGTGGGGTCAGTGTCGCCGACAGCCTTGCGCAGCGGGCTGCTATCATCGTCAGTGCCGCCTTCTGCCGCAGTGGCGTTCCCTGTGTCTGCGGCGTAGCTGTTCGCGGGCGCAAGTCCAGCCACCAGCTGGTCCAGCGGCAGCGGCCCCATATTCGTGTCCACCAGCGGCACGTCGCCGCCCGCCACAGGTAGCAGGCCCAGCTGCGCACGCACTTCGTTGACGGTCAGCACGCCACGCTTCACCAGCAGGTCGTTCGCTTGCGCCTGCTGCAGCCGCTGCTGCGGGGTTAGCGGCTGCGCCCTGTCGAAGCCGAACACCACCTTCCCGCGCGCCTCGGGCGGCAGCAGGCGCGGCAGCACCTGGGCGTTCACGCGCGCCTGCAGCAGCTCTAGAATCGGGTTGATCAAGTGGCTGCTGGCCACGTCGAGCTGCACGTTCGCGGTGGCGCGGTTGATATTTT